TCATTTGCTGCTTTTATCATCGTTAATCCCTAACCTTTCTTTAATTTTAGCAACGTCTAGCTTGATTCCGTCAATTTCATCACCGTGTCGATTAACTCTCTTTGTAAGAGTATCTAGGTCGCGGTTAAGCTGTTTTAACAATCCTGACAGCTCACCAACACTTAGTTTGAAGTCGGTAAGCTTATCTTTAAGATCTTCCATGTCCTTGCGATTTGACTCGTGTGCCGTGTTTGATATACCTGTTTTGATATAGTTAAGAACTACCACAATCAAAGTTCCAAGTGAAACAACCTCGCCCCACCCAAGCCCAAACATACCGTGTGGCATTTACTCACCTCCCTAACATATCAGCCGCCCATAATAAAAGCCCCGCTCGTTTGAGTGAGGCTTATTTATGTACTGTGTATTTCAGCGGCGACTATGTTTTAACTATTTCAGGCCGCTAAACGATTTAGCAGTCTGTGTAGTTTGTGTTGTCATGGTTTATGCTCCTTGATTGTTGTATTTACCAAATCGTATTTTTTGTATAAGCAACAAAGATTTTAGGTACTAGATTCTGTACAGCTTGACTACCTGAATAGACACTAAGGTAAGCATGATTATTTTGAACAGAGAAACGATTAATAGAACAATCGAAGCTATTCAAATCAATTCCAGTCACTGCGATTGCGGTATACCCATTTTTGGATACATCTATATCCCATGAAGCATTACCATTCCCCTCAAGATTCTTAGATTCACCTTCATGGCTTTCAATTACTATCCCCGTTAACGCAGGCGAATTCAAAACTAAAGCTGGTGTTAATTCACCGTCTTTAACTGTTCTTGTTAGTCGATCAATCATAATGATATTACGATTATAAGATTGACTAAGCAATTGAACGTTGCCTGGCCGCGCTGCATTTGCTCGAGCATATAGTTCAATACAGCCCTCATCAGTATTATCCTTATAGTAAACAAGCGGATCGGCTCCCGCCCAAGTGTTGAACTCTCCCAAACAGATCTTTTTGTCACCGTTTCGAATATCGGCGATGTCAAAACGTAACCAGAAAATACAAGAAGAATTATCGCCAGTCCAGTTTAACCAAAAGGCCCAAGTCGAATCGTCACCAAATTGACCGAATTCCTCGAAGCCTGCATAAGCTCCCCCGTAAGGAATTTTGGCAAATAGTGCATAATTGTTTTTGTCACCAAGATTTAATAAATTTGCATTCTTTTTCATCAGATCACCCCTCTTGCCTGCCGAATTAATTGCGCTAGTGCTGGAATATGCTCACTGTCGTAGGCATGCCAGTCCCATATTTCACTCGCTACTGATCGTATCTTGCTCTTAAAAGCACCTTCAAAATAGCGAGTGAAAACAGTATAATCACCGTCAATTGAATTATCGTAGCCATAATTCGACGGACTGCCAAAATATTGAGCATATGGTCGAATGCCAATCTCAGTGATAAGAATTGGCTTGCCAAGTTGCTGAACCATATACAAGCTATCCATTGCATCGTCAAATGCGCTCTTTACATCATCAACACCGGTCAGCTCACCATAGGCACCAATCGTTGGATAGAGATTACAACCAATCCAGTCAAGACTTTCCATCAAGCCACGCTGGTAACTATAGCCAAGGGTGATATGAGAATCGTTCTCATAACTTATACCAGCCTTGTAACCAAGTGCTTTGATGCTAGTAATTAGCCCCATAAATTGTGGGATATAAGTTGAAGACAAAGGCGTAACCGTTTCTTGCCGTTCATTTAAGACGCAGACTTTGTCAAAGCCAAGCCCTTTAAGAGCAGGTATAACCGTGCCAGTAATATATGAACAGTAAGCTGGGACGCTCGTATCATCAAAGGCTCCTGTGTAATGAATCTTGAGTGCAGTGATTGAATAGCCTTGGCTTTTCGCATACTGGAAAGCTTCTAGCAACTTCGACAGATCTTCCGAAGTTGTAAAGCCGCCGTTGCCATAGTTTAGATGAACGTCGACTACAAAAGCTTCATATCCAGTATATATTCGACCATCAATATACTGCTTCATCTTTTCGAGATCATTGTTGACGATGAACATCTCAGGCTGTGCAACAATTTTCGGAGCAAAAGGACGATTGATAGTAACCTCTGTCGCATAGTTTCCATTAGATAGTTTAACTGCTAAAGCATCAGATGGTAGGTCGTTCTTTATCTTAAATTTTTGGGCAAGGTGATCGCCGTCAATATAATTCAAGACTTGTGCAATCATACCTTCGCTAAGTCCGTCGTCGGCTTGCATATCAGCAACCGTGGGGTATACATATAACTGATGCCCCTCGTCATCGTCCAAACGGGCGGAAAGCGTAGCATAAGACTTGCCATTGCGTACCTTAGACGTTGCAGCATTTGCTAAAATTGCGGAAATCTTTTGCTCGAACGCATCTGCTTCGGCCTGCGTAAACAGCCCATCCTGCTTGATCTTAGCTTCCAAAGCAGCGATCCGGTTCTGCAGTTCTGTCAGCATGCTGGTAGTCGTTGAGCCCTGCTGATTGAGTTGATTGACCAGATCCGTAACCTTCTGTTGGAAGTCGGAAATGATCTTGTCAGCCGCATCGGTGTGCTTCTGCAGACCATCAACTAGCTGGTCGGCAATCTCCTCAAACGGTCCAATCCAATCCTTTGGTACCAGGCCGTCGATTACTTTATCGGCCAGGACGTCCAGGTCGAACTCTAGGGTGGTTACTGAGTTCCCGTTCTTCACGATCCGGAAGAAAGCCTGGCGATATGATCCGGCTACCGTGAAGGCATTGCCCGGCATATCGAAGCGAAACTTTCCAGCACTCTGGTCTAGCGGTACATAGCCATCTTTATCAATTACCCGAAAGTCGCCATCAGCTGTCTTAGGTAGCAGCCCTTCAAACCAAAAGTTGCACCCCGTCAAATCAAATGGCGTGCCATCCTCATTAACAATATTAACGAAGACTTGACGCATGCCACGCTCAAATTGGCGTGCCTGGACCCAGTTATGGTTATCATCGCTGAAATCCACCTTGAAGTCCTGAATGTTATCAACGTGTGCCCGGCGATCACCGCCCATGACATAAGTTAGTGTTTGTGACAATTACATCAGTCCTTTCTCTTGTAAGATTTGTTCAACAACTGCTTTGGTAGTTTCAATGTCTGTTCCCCGAGCGATATGTGAAGCTCGGTCGTGCCAGCTATCTCTGATCTGGTACATCTCACCTCGTAGTCCTTCCACATCATCATGGGTGGCTTTCTCGGCATCAAGCTTGTCTAGGCGGTCGTTGGTTTCCTTTTGGTACTTAGTAAAGGCGCCATCATCTTTGACATCTTCACTTTGAATTGTTTGAAAGTTTTTACTGATTGTCTCACGGGTGCTCCGGTCCGAGGCATTCAGCTGTGTGTCTAATTCCATCTTTACTCACCAGCTTTCTTTGCATTGATTTTTCCATCATCATCAACCGTAATCTCATATACAGTCCCACCAGGCGAGCGCAATTTAATTGCATCATGAACCAGATCACCCACCTGATTGAGTGTCTCCTTGTCGTGACCGTCAATATATGCATGAGCCTGCTGATAATTCTGCTGAGACTCGGTAGCAACTTTCTTCAATCCTTTTGCTAAATAATCAATCCAATCCCAGATATCCATCATCAGTCACCCCGCATATTCCTTGAGCCAAGTAAAAAGCTTCTTGTCACCGCCAATTTGGTTGGCTTGACTAGAAGCTTCAATACTTTTTTGTGCATCTTGTCGAACAGAATTAATAGCATCAGTCAACGCAACTTGGCGTGAGTGCTGATAATCTAAGATATTCTGCTCACTACTGTTCAGCGTCACGGAAGTTGGGTTGGCCATGCTATATGGATACCAGTTAAATCCAACAATCGCTTCATTCGTACAAATTGCCTGTTCCTTAACCATGATGTGGATCATGTCACCGGCAATAGGCTTGAAGTTGCTATACGTAGTAACCTCAGCGGAAAGAGCAGGATTAGGCCGAATCTTAGCCTTAGCGGCTTCAGTCATGGCATTCTTATCACTGAAGCGATCATCTTCATACGGTTCAGCCGGGTATCCACCATACTTCTTGATCGACTCTTCGTCACGATACATGAAGGGTGCAAAGTAGTAGTACTCGCTAGACGTCGAGGACGAACTCTCCGAAGTAGTATCGCCACCGCTGTCGCTATCACCGGCTACAATGGAAGCCATCTGATCATTGCGCTCCCACCAAGTTGGCGGATAGGAATCAATCGATTGGGTCATACAAGATTGGCCTGGGCGTGGCTCATAAATCATCGTGCTATTGTTAATTGCCATGCAGATATGATACGAACCACCATGCGATCCATAGAAGCCCATGTCACCAGTCTGCACTTGAGAGCGATCAATTTCATGACCGTATGGCTCCATCGCTACCGTGTAAGCAGGAATATTGATTCCCATATCCTTGTAGACTTGGCTGACAAAGGAAGAACAGTCCATACCGCTATGAGGGTCACCACCACGAGCACCACCAGCACCGCCCCACACGTACGGAATACCGAGGTACTGTTTGGCATCATTAACAACCTTATCTGCTCCAGCACCGCCAGAGCCATGACTGTCATCCCCACTAGTTGAGGTATCAACTTCTGTTTCGATGGAGTACTTCCCACCAATGCACATAACTTCATTGGTCAAGCTAGTAGAATCGAAGGTCCACTTAACTTCAGCCATATTATTTGGATAATCAAGTCGATTACCATAGTCCTTATAGAACTGATCCTGTGCGTATACCCGGATATTCCGGTTGTCAGGATAAATCACGGCGTTCGGCCAGGCTTCCGTAATCTTGCTCAGCATATCCGTCCCGCTACCGTCAGATAGTTCCTCTAGCTGAGCAGTAGGAAAATCTCCAATAACCTGATAAGAAAAGCCAAGCTGATTACCATCTATCCAATGCTTCAAAACATCTTCAATATGGTATTCAACTTGGTTCTCATCAGAATCTTCTTTGGTTTCGTCAGTCTTGGTGACCGTTGTCTTGGTAGTCGTGTTCCCTTCGGTTGTGGTGGTTTCCGTCTTCTGAGCATTTGGATCATCATCGTTGTCGCTATCATCCCCGCTATTATCGTTATCATCCTGGGTACTTCCGTAAACTTTGACATCCGTCTGCTTGTCAGCATCGGCTGGGTCAATATACGTCTTGTACTTCCGAATTCGCGATAATTCAAAGTAAACGTGGGTGGCCACGACTTCAATCGTGTTGACTCGTCCACTGGTATCAGGTTCCGCCTGTTTGATGATGTACTCTTGGCCATCGAAGAACAGCGACGCCTGAGCATCCAGCATTGAGTAGGCAAATGATCCATCATCACGGGCTGTAAACTGAATGCTCCAAGCGGAATTAACTTCCCAATCAACATAGAACGAGTCCGGGTCAATACAGTTCAGGGGCTCAGTCTCGGTGCGTCCGACACCCCTAACCTTGACCTTCTCATCAATATTCATCAGATATAGACAAACGGAAAGCTGAAAGTAATATCAAAACTGTCCGCACCGTCGACAGTGAAGCTATTCCATTCAGTGGCCAGGCGAATTGTCCCATAATCGGAATTGGCGCTGGCCGGATCTCCATTGAGCGTGGTAAAGATTCCATCTAAAACAATCGTCTCCTGTCCATTTGATGGCTTCTTGTATGTCCATTCGGTATTAGTCGTAGTATTAGTAATCTTCAGCGACTGACCGCTAAACTTCACAATAATCTTGAGATCAGACTTATAATTCCACGGATCAATTGGCACGTCGCTTGCGTTGAAAACCTTAAATTGCTTCGTGGTGAAATGATAATTGTACTGATCCTCGTTATTGTGGAGATTCATACCGAACTGCACCCCATCATCGTCATTACTATACGTTGCATCACTCCGATAGAGAGAATAGCGAAAACCAGATGGATTGTCGAAGTTCATACTAAAAGTAGCATAGTGAGAGCCATTCTGGTCCGGCTTAATTTCCGGCAAATTGGGGTAAACAAAACGGACGATCGCTGATTCAACGTCCGTCCGCATTCTAATGAGTTCTCGTGATGTAAAAAGCCGGTAAAACTGGTGCTTAGCCAGCTTGTAGTCTTGCCAGTCAGTGAAGAAGAGGCAGAAGTTAGCTGCTACCTGATACCGTGAGAAGGTCGTGTACTGAAGCTTGCTACCATCAATACCAGGAATATCCTGGTAAGTATTAGCAAGGGCCGGTGTCGAGTCATCCCCAAGGAAGGTCAGGCCCTGCACCTTGTCCTCAATATTGAATTCATCCTGGTCGCCAATCTTCAGATATAATGCTGGGTTACTTACACTCAAGTTTTATCACCTCCGATAACTCATATAATCATTCAGCCGCTGGTCCCTAGCCATCACCGTATAGGCCGTCGATCGATTAGCTCGCATCCCCAGCTTATTGCCAGAGTTGATAGTAGCATCGATCTGCTGCTGGCCAACCTGAACAAGCTGTTGAACCCCACTAATCAACTGATCTAATTTTGATTCTAACGACATGAATTCCTTTCGGCTGATGGACTGGTCATCTCGTGTTGGCTGAGCCTGTCCATCTTCGTGCTTAAATCTTGCTACGACCTCACCTAATAATTGGTAAGCTCGACCTCTTTTAGATGCTGACAATGGAATAATCATTTCTGGCCTATTACCTTCAGAAATATGAATCAGCTGTTCTTTATCAACTAAACCACCATTTGCATACCAATGATGTGCTCTCCAGAATGCGGCAGCTCCTGGTCCACCGCCATAACGTCCAACATAACTCTTCATCCATTTAAGTTGAGTAATCGGATTTGTTCGCCAGTCTCGACCAGCGGCAGCCATTTTTGATCCTGGTAAAGATTGTGGTAAACCATAAGCACCTGAGCTAGGGTTGGTTGCATTAACTCGCCATCCTGATTCATGAGTAACAATATAGTTAATCGAATCATACCAACTTTCTGGGATTCCTGCTTGTTTCATCCAATGTTTATGATCTCCTGTAGGTGCAGCACTTGTTCCATTAGGATTCATAGCTGAATCAAGTGTTTCAAACTGTTGCTTAACCCAATTAGCCATTTGTTTGGCCACATAAACTGGAACATTCGTTATCATTGATTGTGCTAATTTAATTCCACTACTCAAACCACTAAGCTTCTTAGTAAAGACATGTTCCATAAACTGAATCGGGTGGGTCATGATCTTTTCAGCTTGATCCGTCCAGTCATCCACATCATCTTTTAGGCTAGCAAAGAAATCACCGATTCCATTAGCAAACCTAGGTAATCCAATAGCAGACATAAACTTATGACTATCCTCACCATTTAAGATTGACATCCCCTTCGGTAAGAAAGTAATAAAGTTCCTTTTATTAGGAAACGCACCTATTTGACCCTTGTAAGAATACAATTCGCGCCAATGTGATCCTGCTCCATCGTTGACCATTCCAATGGTTGACTTCTTTAATCCATCTGGGTTGCCAGCAGTACCAGTAGCAAAAGTAGGAATCGCAGCGGACCAGGATCCACCAAGTTTACTAGCGCCAATCTTATCTAATACCCAATTAATACCGCTTTGGATATCATCAATCAACGTCTTAAATGGCTTCAAAACACCATTGGCTAAGTCTGCCATTGCTGCACCGGCTTTTTTCTTACCGTTGGAAATAGCATCCCCAATTTGAGACATATGATCTTTCCACGAATCAACAACTTTGCCTAGCCAACCGCCAGTTTTTTTATTGATTGCACTATACATATCTTCAAAGATATCCTTATTAGCCCGCGACTGATCCTTGGCTAGACGGCCGGTATCATCCTTTAACCGGGACCAATGACCAGTGACAAGATCATGCCATGTTCTGGTCCGATCCTGAATAACCTTGTACATACTTTGAAATGTTTTTGGATGTTGCCTGTACATATTTTGAATAACTCGTGATGTTGACCTATTCATATTGCTATACCAGCGACTGACCTTGTTAACACCAGAACGCGCACTAGATTCCATATTCTTCCAGCCACGTGAAGCTGACTTACGAACATTATTCCAATACTGCTGGTTGCGTTTCTCGTTTTGACGTTGTTCCTTATCACGATTACGCCAATAAGACTTCCAATTTCTGGATAGGCTATTGGTGAAATTACGCCAATTCTTTTCGGCCTGCTTATTAGCTTTGATTTGATCACGATTAGCTTGCTCTTGATTTTTACCAATTTGTTTAAAAGTGTTTTTGAACCAACGACCAACACTTCTCATTCCATTAGCTGCCGTCTTAGCCAAACCGTTAACAAAATTACGGAACTTCTTGCTATGCTTGTACAGCATTGTAAAACCGACTACAACAGCTTCGATAGCCATTACCCATGGATTAAATCCAAGAGTAACAATTTTTACAACTGTTCCTAAAGTTCTAATGTTATCAGCAAGTTCAGGCAACTCATGACGTAAATTACCAATTCCGTTAAGTAACTTAACACCAGCAAAAGCAGTTAACATCGCTGTGCCGAACACTTTAACAGTGGTTGTATGCTTACCGATAAAAGTAATAACGTTAGCTAATCCGGTCGCTAAAGTACCAAGTCCCTTGGCAATAACTTGCAGTCCGCGTTGAGTATCTTTACGACCAAACGCGTTAGCCATGCCTTGAGAAGCCTTAGATAAAGCCGGAAGCATATTCCGACCAATTTCAATCTGAATGGCTTGTGAAGCATACTTGAACCGTTCTTCAGAATTCTTAGCGGAATTCATATTCTTACGGGCTAATTTACCAACGTAATCCTCTGAATAAGCAGTCTTTAATTGGCTTTCGACGTGTGCTAAAGATTGACTGTTCTTATCAGACAAACTAGCAGTCCGAGAAAGAACAGAAGCTGCATTTTGTGCTGTTTGGCCAAACACTTTATTAAAGAATTCGAGTCGATCTGCCTTGGGAACGTTTTTGTTAATCAGCTTAAAGATTTCATTAACGTTCTTTAGCTTACCTGACTTAGTTTTAAAGTCATCGATCGACATGTTGTACTTCTTCAACGAAGTCTTTGCGGTATCAGTAGGGGCTGCTAATCGAGTTAAAATACGTTGTAATCCTGTACCAGCTTGAGTAGCCTCAAGCCCATTGTTAGAAAGTACACCCAGAATAGCAGTAGTTTCTTTCAATGAAACACCAGAAGCTTTTGCGGAAGAACCGGCGTAAGTCATTGCTTCACCAATTGACTTAAAACTAGTTGAAGTAACATCAGCACCCTTAGCCAAAATATCAGCCGCTTTAGCAGTATTACGCATCATGCCGGCAGTAGTTTCTGAACGCATTCCAAACGCTTCAAGAGTTGAAGTAGTAACTTTCATAGTGTCATCAAAATCATCTCCTGAAGCTCGTGCCGCTTCAAGAATTGACTTCATAGCACCTAACGATTGTTTACCATCATAGCCTCGTTTAATCAGTTCCTGGTATCCTTGCGCGATAGTTTTTTGTGAGTAACCATATTGAACCGAATACTTTTCACCATCGGCGTACATTTGATTAACTTCGCGTTGTACAGATGCAGATTTCTCACCGGCCGTACTCATTAAGTTTTGATTTTCAACCATTGTTTTTTGCAGACTAGCTGCCTTATTAATGGAGGAAACCAAAGTAGCACCAACTGTTGTTGCAGTAGCCGCTAATCCAAACATGTGATTTTTAATGTTGTCAAAACCAGTCGACAAACGTGAACTAGCCATAGAAGCACGGTCACGTAATTTTACAACCGCATTGTCAACCCGAGTAATACCGGTTGGCTGCAATCGATTAATAGTCGACTGCATTGACTTCATTTGATCTTTAGTTTTAGCAATCTCAGTAGCAGTTTTATTTAACTGTTCCCGTTGCTTAATGTAAGCATCAGAAGTTTTGCCGCTATCATTAGCAACCTGTTTTAACAAAAACTCTTGTTTACGATACTGGCTTTGTAAATTATTAAGACTTGAACCCAGTTGTCGGTATTTCTCAACACTTGCACTAGCAGACCTATGTTCAGCGTTTAATCGATTCACATAAGCCATTGAAGCTTCTTGTGATTGCCGATAAGCGTGCTGTAAACCGGCTAAACCAGAAGTTTGATACCTTACTGCGTTTTGTGCTCGGCTTGCCTGTGATTCGTAACTGGATAACTGCTTATTAGCTTGTTGAATCTGCTTTTCTAGCTTTAAGAATTGATCAGCCTGTTTCTTATTTGAAACATCTAATTCTTCTTGTTGCGAACGCAACTCCTGAATTTTAGCCTTCTGAAGGTCAATAACTTTGTTCAATCCGCGATAACGAGCAGTAGCAGCTTCAGTGTAATTACCAGAATTCTTTAATGCTACTTCTTGTGCACGCCAAGCATCACTAGCTCCACGAATTGCATTCCGAAAGGCGGATAGACTACCTACCGCACTAACCGCATCAACAGAAATTCGCGTTGACATTTCATTTTGTACTTTCAATCTATCCACCTCCTAATATTCGTGCTAGTTTTTTATGAGCATCCTCAGAGTTCATTGGCCTATCTTCTCGAGATTGAGCCTTCATAACTTGAAGAATTTCTAAGTAATTTTCTTTGTCTAATGTCGAAGGTGTCACTCCACTTTCGAGCATTAATCTCTTTTTTAAATAATTACGATCCTCAATTTCTTGTTGATATTGATCGATTATTCGTCTGATTTCACCGGTTGTTCTTTTGGGTGTTTCGTTTCCTCAACTTCCCTTTCAAAATCAGCAAATGATTCTGCCTTACCACCTTTGACCAGGCCGCACACATATGACATGTAAAGATTTAATGTCTGAGAATCTACGTGATTATAAATTTTATCGACTTGCTTAGTACTTAAACCAAACAAATCTTTCAAGAAATTCATAGACTTCTTCATAGCATCACGTTCCGCTTGCAAGCTTTTAACCATATCGTCATTAGCATCAATGGAATACATTGCAATCATAATTTCATCAGCTTGATCTACTTGTGACCAGGAGCCTTCAATTTCCATTGAATTTTTTCCAATTGCTAATGGCTTAGTGTCAATTTTCATGAATTAGTTCCTCCTAAAAGCCGCCCTTGCGTATTGTTTATTTCTTAGGCGACGATTTTTATTAAACAGTTGGCTTTCTTACATCTGATTGATCAGCTTTAGTAAATGAACTGGTACCGGTAGCCTCAACATATGAAGCCATTGGGTTGTCACCTTTGTAACCGCCAAACACTTCCGCAAGCATAGTGTCATAATCCCTCCAGCTAGAATCACCAGTGTTGTAATCCTTGAAGGCTTGCTGAGAACCATCGGCGTTTAGAAATACATTGTTTGGAATAGGAGCCATTGATTGATAAGTAAATGTTGCATTACTATCAGTTTCGTTCTTGTTAGAAGTACCGTGGTTCCGAGTAGGGATAATAACTTCACCGTTGGCAAAGCAATCAAAGTGCCAGTTACCATCAAAGTCGTGGGAGGCAATCAACAAAGCAACATGAGGCTTTTGATTAGCTAAAACACGACCACCATTAACGCTTTGATAACCAACCATTTTACTTGCGTCTTCGTATGGAATATCCAACATAGTTAATGCAACTTGCGGAGTAGGAACCCCATGATTAATTCGTTTAACTTTGTTGTTAGCATATTGCTGTTGACCAGCTTCTTCTAGTGCAGTGATGTTAGCTGTAGTAGCACCATCACCATCACCGTCCCAAAGAGCGATACCTTTTTCACCAAGGCCGCCTTTGTCTGGTTCTGTAATCAGGACACCCTTGTTGTCGGTAATGCCGGCCATAACAAAGTCAATCCCTTTAAATGACATACCTGCCATTGCTTTCACTCTCCTTTAATCATTAAATTTTTAGCAAAATAAAAGGCCTTAGATACTTGATGAGTATCAGGGTCTTGAATGTGATCTTTTGATTGTTCAACCGTCCAACCATCTTTGACAAACAGCCGGGCTAATGCAATTTCATCATCTAATTTACTAATTCCCGAATTAAGCTTGTAGAAAATTTGTACTTCCACACCGATCGTCCAGCCTTTGAACGTAGCATTGGCATAACCAGTGGGTTCGTTCAGCCATTCAGAAATACGTAGAACAGTTTCACTAGTATTACCAGCCAGTTCACGAGGGATTGCACCAATTACCGTTCGATCAATCCATGAATAATTAGCAGAAACAATCAACTTATTTGCTTGTGTGGTTGGAAGTTCCATTGTCTCTACTCCCTTCATAAATTTTCTTTTCAGCTTCAAAAACAGCTGCTACTGATGCCCGTCGAGTATTATCTACGAAACTATCACCAGTAATATATTTAGTGCCATCGTTTAAAAACCGTGCAATCCGGGCATGATTAATACCACTTTCATCTTTACCAGTAAAGCCAGCTACCGAATTACCATTATCAACCCCGTCAACGTCTTTGTTGTCAAACGTAATCGAATCAGCTAAGTGTTTAACTTTGCCAATTTTCCGACCAGCTTGATAGTGACGTTTACGAGTTTCTTTTTTTAGTGCTTCGGTATAAACGGTCGCCCCCGCCGCAGTCATCGCCTTACGCTTAGCTTGGCTAGGAACAATCATCTTTTCAGTATTACGGCCAAAGTTTTCTAGCAAACCAGCAAAATCAGTCATTGGCATTACCTACTTTCTCGATATCTTGTAAGGTCACTAAGTCATAGCGAATCGGCGTATGACTGTCATCGCGTGAAATAGTGACAATCTTGTACATCGTTGGATCACCATCGATCCGGGCTAATTGGTCATCTTTAACGTGATATTGAGAGCGAACGGCGACTACGATCGTGCCGCTCAACTTAGTACCCAATAACTGGTATTGCTGAGTTAATGACCGTTGGTAAAAAGCACAGTGCAGTTTTTGTTTAGGAACGAAGACCTCTTTTGAGCCTTCAAGCGTATCAGTGGGAACGGTGTCTGTCACTCCGAATTCAATTAGATGATTGAGCCGGCTTATCGGTAGTCTCACTGCTATCACTCTTTTCTTCAAAAGTATTTCTCATCCCACGCAACTGACCAATAATACTATTTACCGTCAAATCAATCGGGAACGTTTGTGTATCAGATAATGACAAGCGGTTTTGAAAATAAGTTGCGGCTAATGAAATCACAGCCGTTGAAACCAGCGCGCTAACACTGGGTTCGCTGTAAAAACCATTTACATCTTGACCGATTGCATTATGAACAAACGAGTTAGCGGCTAGGACGTACGAGGACAGCAAAACATCATCTTCGTTACCATCTAAATAAAGTACATCCTTTACTCGATCAACTGTTTGAGATACATCAATACTGTCACTCATTGTCCATTACCTCGTTCTAGTGAGTAGTTGATCCTGAAGCTTCTGGAGCGGTTGCTTGTTGGTTAGCAACTGCCTTAAAGGAAGCAACTGCGTAAGCTTCTCCATCAACTGGTTCAACATCAAAACGATCAATAACACGAATCTTAGTTTCATCATGTTCAAAGGATCCAGCTCCGATATTAGTCGAGAGCAATGACATATCTTCACGGTCAAATAAAGTTACGGCTTGCTTAAAGTCACCGTAATAAAGTGGGTGAGAACCTGAAATATCAGGTAGCCAGCGGTCTGCAACTACAGTGACAGGCTTTCCACCAATTCGATATTGTTCTGGATTAGTAACATCACGTTGAATCATGTAACGACCTTGTGCATCTTTTACCTTAGCCAATACAGCAAAACCAGATTGATTAGTTACAAAGCTTGAAGTAGCAATAATGGCTGGATCAAGGGTATTAAGTTGCAAATCCTTGATGTCATCAAAGTTAGCAACAGTTGGCTTCTTAGAAGCAGTATCTAATACCTTTAAAATTTCTTGGTTACGAGTAACGGTTACCTTACGAGCAATCCAAGTTGAAAGCCATCCCAGAATGTTTTCGGCAGTATCTTTAAGTAAAGTGTTAGTAACAGTAGTAATACCTGCATAACGCTTAATAAGGTACTTAATAGTAGTTAATTCTGGATCATCATTATCACCAATTTGTGCAGTTTCATCATCAAGGTTGGCTAATGGCTTGATTTCAGAGAACTTTTCATAAACTCGAGAACCGGTTGGTGTGGTAACTCGTTCTACATTAACCAGGTTTTGCAATGAAGCGTATTGACGAACTAATGTGTGAATTGTAGTTTGGATATCTTCAGGGATAGTCAATCCAGCGTTGCCAGCTTCGGTCTTGCCAGAAGTAACCATGTCCTTGAAATCACGAACAAACTTGTCTTTAAGGTCAATTTGCTTGTCGTTCAGTGGTTTCTTATCCTTATCGTTCATACGGAATACTTCATTAGCTCGTGCTTCATCAAGTTGTTCCTTCAAAGTGTCACGTTGCATCTTAGCAGCATCACGTTGTTCCTTAAGAGCCTTGAAATTATCATCAGGCTTAAAATCATCGCTCATTGCTTGAATTGCTAACTTGTTATCAAGGTCAGACACCTTTTGACCAGCGGTAATCCAAGCATCATTTAACTTATTGATATCCATTAATTTTCATCTCCTAAAATAATAGCCAGCTTCTGGTCTTTAAGGCTAGGAGTTGGCTTTTCTTCTTTCTTATTTATAGGTGTTTCCACCTTATTTTCAGGCTTGGCATCTCGTGCTTTAGCCAAAACAGTTTTGATTTTTGCAATAGCATTACTATCAAAAATTGGTTGGTTACCAATTGCATTAACCAGTTGTGGAGTTTTAGAACCAGTTGAGATGTTATCAGCAAAACCTTTATCAACTGCATCTTGAGCTGTCATCCAAGTTTCATTTGCCATTAACTGCAAAATGTCAGATCGATCCATTCCAGTCTTTGCTTCATAAGCGTTTACGATTGACTGATCGGTGACATCAAGCATCTTAGAGTCATGGGCAAAATCATCCGCATTTCCCCAAGATACAGTTGAGGCCTTATGAATCATCATTTGACTGGTAGGTGACATATTAATTTCATCCCCGGCCATTGCAATTACAGAAGCAGCAGAAGCAGCTAGTCCTTGAATATTAACTACCACCTTGCCAGAGTATGCTTTTAGCATGGTATAGATCTCTGAAGCGGCAAACACACTACCACCACCAGAGGCAATATCAACTTCAACATCCCCATCGCTATTATTAAGGACGTCTTCAACCATATTAGGGCTAACACAGTCGTAACCTAACCAATCGTAGATATCAGCATCATCATTGCTAACAACGGCACCTTTTACATTAATCTTCGTCATCGTTATCACCTCCTTCCGCTGATTTATCATCCTTAGAAGTCGAGATAGGAACGGGTGGTGTACTTGCTTCAGGCATTTCTTCAGGGAAGTAGTTGCTTTCTTTAAGTAACCATGCCGCCTGGTTAGCAGCAAGTATTCCGTTCTTTCGTAAGTTAGAAATCGTTGTTGCATAACTGTCACCAAGCGGGTCAATTGCAGAACGCAAATTGAGATTAATGTTTGCATTAAGCTTATTATTCAGCTCACCGGTTACAGCCTTGGCATACCGAGCTAGAGACTTCACATAGGCATTCCCCATCATTTGAATTGAAGATTGCTGGTCACCTTGACCATTAATAATACTGTCAGAAACACCGTAAACCTTAGCGATTTGAGCACCCGTCCAGCTAACTTGATTAAGCAGTTGAGCAACATTACTTTTAACTTCAAGCGGTGTGTATTCTTCCAAGTCATCAATTACAATCGGTCCATTTTCTGACTTTGAGGTCTGCTTCATGAATTTACGGGAACGAGAAGCCTTGTCCTCATCGCTGAGCAATCCTCCGTGTTTAATCGATAAAATACCTGGAGCAATGATAGAACGTCCCAGAGCACTCAAGGTAAGCTTATTTGACTTATCCTTAATTTGCAGTTCATTAGCTAACGCACTCAAGGGACTAATCCCAGTCTTCCCACCGTTTTGTGATAACAGTCGAATGTGGATTAAGTCAGACTGAGGGACAGCTTCCATCACACCGACTTCGGGTTCATCAAAGTTGATGTTGTAAATCAGTCCAGAACCGTCTTCTAACAAAAAAGGAGTAACTTGCGAAGGCCGCAAATACTCCCATGTCATATCTGTTCCGTTTTGATTTCGCCAACGGTAAGCAAAACATTCACCGCCTAGCAACAGTTGTGCAAACATTGATTGCCAAAAGGCATGTGCATTACTCGTCTGCGTTGGGTTATTAAGAATTCCCTGTGCTCGAGGTGCATCCGCTTTTAATTTCCCGTTTGCTAAATCAGCACTTAACTGAAAAACAATTGAATAAATGTCAGAGTTCTTCAAAGCTGTCCGGGCGTCTACATACTTATCTGAATTATCAGGATTTAAGAAGTGCAGAATATCAGTATCATCTGCAATCGATAGTCCCGGACTAACCTTTTGATTAAATAACGGCAATAGCTTTCACCTCCTTTCTATTGAAGGCTAGCTATCTTCTCCGATAGATAACCAACTAGAATCAAGCCAACAGCGATACCGAAGATACCAACTGCAAAGCTCAATAAAAAGCATCCCCAGATCGCAAATAAAATTGCACCAAGGAAGCAAATGATATCAAAATACTTCCAAATACTTGTAAAAATGTCTTTAATCATCAAGCAAACCACTATCCTTACTTTCAAACCATTTTTTCACTTGTTCTGCAGTCATCCGGTCAACTTGTTGACTCTTGTCGTTAGCAATTCCGAAGTCCTCAAAGTGATACATTCCTTGATAAAGTGCGTCAATGATTGCATCGACCACATCAATCTTGAGGGTTGCCTTTGCTTTATCAACTTGAATTCCAATTTTATCTTCATAGATTTCAGCATTGATTAACGCCTTCTCCATGATTTTGTCATCTAAACGACTGCAGTTGCCCTCAACAAAAATCTTTTGTAAGAACTTCGTTGGGTCTTTCAATTCGCTAGTCCGTTGCCGAATCGCTTCAAGCGGAAAATTGGTATTAATATCCATTTGCTTAATCGCATTAGTAGCTCCCCAGGCATCGTAACCGAAGAAAATCACGTGTAAGTTATTCTCTTCAACATAATTAAGTAACCAGCTGTATACCTGGTCATCATTAATTAGTCCTTGCGGGTGACTAGTAATCGTACAGTAACCTTTTTTAGCTAGCTCACGATAGTCAATGCCATCTTGCTTTTCCTTGGCTTGAATTGAGCCGGCCTTTTCCCATGGGATAAAGCTATGTTGTTCAATGTGCCACTTTTGCCGTCCATCCCCGTCTTGATAAGGATAAACAAAGGCAATTGCGGTGTTGTCACTAAACATTGAGTAGTCAAATCCAATGTAAACATCACGGCCACGAATATCGAAGCTAGGAACAATTGCCCGTTCAATATCAGACAGTTTCAAATAGCTATTTGTAGCTTCTTGAAGCCACAAATTCAGATTTTTATTTTGAAAGTCGTCAACCGTTCCGGCAAGCATATCTGAATCACGCTTATCACGGAGGCCATTAAGTAAAACATTGCGCTGGTCTTTCAGATCTAAAAGTGGGTTCGACTTAATCCATGTATCTTCTTTAAAAGTTTCGTCTAAGCTATCCTGTGCCCAGATCAATCCTAATTCTTGATCGGCTTCGCGGCTAAAGTCTCGTTCCATAGCTTGCTGAATTACTTTTTGATCGTCGTGAAAAGGTACTGATGGGTCAGGATAAGCCGTTGAAATTTCAATGTATTGATGATTAGGCTTCTTAATTTGACCAGAAACAATCTTCTTAGTCCCTTCGCGGCTGTGGATATTACCGATTTCGTCAAAAATTGCGGTCGTAAAGTGATATGAGTCGTACTTGCCCGCATTGAAAGATAATGGCCGCAAATTATTGTTGAATTTTCGCATATTCACGCCGGTATGCTCATGAATGATGATGTCGTCTTCTTGTGCTAGTTTGGCAAAGACAGGTTGTTCTTCAAAAATCTTCTTTAGCATATCGGTGATATAACCGTATAGCTTACCGGTTTGATCATAGTTTTCTGCCGTAACAAGGAAGTCTTGATTAGACAGTCCCATTGACTCAATTAAAAAAGAATAGACCATATAGATAGCCATCAGATACGTCTTGCCTTGTGACCGGGCTACAGACAATATAACTCGTGTGAAGCGCTTATAGCCTAGTTCATCACGCCAGCCAAAGAGCATTCCAAAAATAAATTGTTGCCAAGGCATTAACCGTGTTGGCTCGCCAGTGTCAACGTTAGGACAGATTTTTGCAAACTTAAGAATTTTATCAACTTCATCCACATCATAGTAAAACGGGAAATCATCATTGCCTAGTCTTTGCAAATCTCTTAAATGCCTAAAGCAGGCCAGCTTTATAAGGTAACCAGTAGTTATCTTCTCATCTAACACATCAAAGGCATACCGAGTTGCCGGGTCACGATACTTCTTTCTAATGTTGTCAAAGTCAATACCATGATATGCTCCTAGTACGTCATGGCTTTGCGTTAAATCGATCATACAAGTCCAGCCTCCTTCAACTGTTCAGCCATTGATTTTTCTTCCTTGTGACTAGCAATTCGCATCAATTCTTGTCGTCCCTTAGGCGAAAGACCGAGCTGCACACCAACCGAATTCAACTGATTAAGGGCATCCTTCATAGTAGCCACTGCTGGATTTTTCCTAAATCCAACGAAGTCTTTACCGATAACGGCACCAGTTGAATCTTGAAGAGATGTGTAAATCTTCGCTTGAATGCCATTTTCTTGAATATCTTGATAGGCATTTCGATAGATTTCGTAGTTAGCACAGTATTGTTCAACTAATCCAATGTCGATTCGCTCTACTCGCCCAGTAGCCTCTAAAAAGGGCACGATTTTACGCCAACAGGCACTAGCTAAAGTACCCAAATAATGCGGTGGTGTAGCCGGTAAATGCCCGTTATTCTGCTGATAATAGACCTTTTTAGCCATTCAATGCCCTCCTTTCTGCTCTGGTTACCCCCCCTGGGTCAAAAATTTAAAAATTATCGTTTGCACGCAAGACGATTGAAATGTGTGCGCTCTTTTTGACCCGACGATAGGGGCGGGGGTAAAAATTATTTTGAAAAAAGTTTTTTGATTTCAAAAATTTTTCTAACTTCTGGGACTGACTTCAGCTGATTGCCTTGACCGGTACCATAGTAGGATTGCTCCCACTGTGTCTTCTTGCGGTGACACTCCCGACAGATGGTGGCTAGGTTGTCGATGCTTGCCATTCGTTGTTGGTCATACTCAATCGGCACGATATGGTCAACTGTTTTGCTGTTAGGTTGACCACAGTATTGACATACATAGTGGTCACGGTCCAGCGCTTGTTGTCTTAGCACTGACCATATTCTTGTCTTATAGAACTGATACTGCTTTGACTTAGTATCATTACGATAACGTGTCACGTTATTGTACTTATGTTGATACCGTTTGCTATGTGCTCTAGCCCAGCGTTGCCTATTAGCTAAGTACTCTGCTTCATGTTCATGATGCTTAGCACAGTAATGATTAGGCAACTGTACCATCGCATGACATCCTGGTTGTCTGCATCGTCTATACCTTGGCATATCACCACACCACCTTTCATTCTTGATCTCTGTTGCAGTAGAGGCGCTTGCCTCTTGCGAGTCAAGCGCCTCTTTGGGGTCGGCTTACTTCTTGACCTCAATTAAAATAAGTAATAAGATTAGTAAAGTAAAGTTTAATGAATTCATGGGAATCACCTCCTCACAATTTACTTGGGAGGTGATTCCCATTTTTTGTTGCCTAGCCGACCCCAAATAGTTTTATGGAGATGTTAGTCATTTAAACAATTTATCAAGCATAATATCTCTCAATTTCATAATTGGCTCCTTTTAAATAATAATTATGCGCAATTTCGGACTTAAACCGAAACGGCTACCCATACTGGCATTAAGGTTTGACCCGCCGGAAAACCAAACTTGCGCAAAATAAAAGACGGCCATCGAATTGATAGTCGCCTATAATACTCGGTTTAAGTAATCTCGTAGCTTTATTGCATTTTCTTTAGATAATTTGAACACCGTCTGTTGATCGTCTTGTTCCCGTGTTCCTTGACGCATACTAGGGTAATAAAGATTAGTTAATAAAACATCAATACTATCTGGTTGCTTTAAGAAGCTGATCTCAGCCTCCATTCCCAGATGATCGTCAATCTTATCTTTATACATTGCATTAAACCAACCATCATCAATGATCAACGAATGATCTTTTACATTCTTAAATGATTTTCTATGCATTTCTTAACCTCTTATCAATTAATTCTTGTAATTCTTTCAAGTCGTCGTCAGTAGCCAAATCACGGATAAACTTACGAGCATATGAACGGTAACGATATATCCGATTCTTATCCTTGTTCTTATCGTCCCACTTTTTCTTGGCTCTTTGTTGTGCTTCACTAACCATAATATCGACCTTCTAACATTAATATGGTATACTGTATATGCAAAAGGACAAGAGCTGCTACCTCTCGTCCCTTTGCGATCCGGAAAAACGAGTTTGCTGGCTAACCGCTATTTGCGATTAGCTTTTTTTATTATCGCATATGCAATTGCAAAGTTGATACTTGCAACTGATATTGCTACGAGAGCATTAACGATAACAGCATCCTCATGTTTCCAGATAAACTCTTTCATCCATTGAACTCGCCTCCATCCGGATAGAAAGGCTGTCGCCGGATCGCTGTAGAATATTGATAAGGTCGCGACTCCTTACCTCATCTACATCTATCATTATACCTTACTAACATATAAAGAACAATAGAAAATCAAATCTTTTTGAATATAAATTTAGCCGACAAGCATTGACCTGTCGGCTTTTTATTTAATGTGATTGCATAAAAAATTGTAAAACAGTGGAAGCAAATGTAGAGGTAGCAATGGTTCCAAAATCACCTATTTTCTTCATTACGCTTCGATATCTTGTTTGTGCTTCCTTCTTATCAGGAGTTTTAGCAATATTTAATATATCTTGAACCATTTCATTTAATTCTTGTTGATGGTCATTGTTTGTATTAAGAAGATCAACAACATCTTTTAAGTATGCAGTATTCATTTCTATTCTTTTTAATACCTCCAATACTTCAATATTTGCTTTCTTTGAATCTCTATCTAATTTACCAACATTTTCCATTGCCTTTGTTGTTTTACGTATCATCTCAGCATTCTTTTGAATGGCATCTCACCACACCACCTTTCTAAATTTGTGTACAAAAAAAGCACCTGCAAATTGCAGATGCTAATGAATAAGGGCGGCCGGATTCGAACCGGCACCTCCGACGTTACACGCGTTTCATCGGTTCACCTATAACATACGGCACATGATTAAACATCTACCATAATCAGGCCCATTGAAATTCGCTTTTGTGTATAACGCCTTGTCCTCCCTCTTAGACGATTCACCCTTTGTATTTATTATATGCTGACTTAACAACATTAATCAAACGTCTTTCATACCAATTAGGCTTTCTATCTCCATGTTCATTATGATTGTACCCAATATGTACATGGGGAAGTTCAGGCTTATTGTTAATCTTATGAGGAGTTCCAGCAATATCTATTTGTGCTAGTCGTAATCCCTTGCGGTTATATAACGATATTGAACGAGGTCCACCTTTGCCAACAGTCACATAGATTCTTCCTTTTGTCATTGTCTCCATCGGAACCTTTGAATTACGTGCATCATTATACTGCACAAATTTAATGTTCTTATATTGGAGTAAAGTACGGTATTCCGTTCCATATTTCTTACCTTTCACACTCACACCCGAAGATGCACCACGTCCACCCATAACTATAAACCTCTCAATCGCTTGATATTATCATTCTCGTAATAAACAACATCAATACCATCTGGATAGATGAAATCAACTTGGCCACCATAGACTAGTAATTGCTTAGGATGTAATTTGGCAATCATTTTTATTACTCCACGTTGCCATTGCTTATGGTATTGCTTGTACTGATCTGTCTGATGATACTTGGCAAGGCGTTTAAGCTGTTCTTGTTTATGTAGCTGCTCATGCTTACTGCACCAATCATGGCCAGGTTTGCAAAGTACATGGCATCCCCGTTGATAGCATTCATGAGTACGCAATATCATTCTCTCCTTTTGGTTAATGATCTCTGTAGCAGTGGAGGTGCTTGGCTCGCAAGAAGCAAGCGCCTCCTTGGGGTCGGCTTACTTCTTGACCTCAATTAAAATGAGTAATAAGATTAGTAGTGTTAAGTTTAAGTTATTCAACGGGAATCACCTCCTCACAATTTTCTGGGAGGTGATTCCCGTTTTCTGTTGCCTGCCGACCCCAAATAGTTTTAAGGGGATGCTTATGTATTTGACGGCAAAATAAAAGACGGTAGCCAGTTGCTATCGCCTTAATCATTATTAAGTTCAGTTCGTCGCTGATTAATATAATCAGTAAATTTATCCAGATCTTTTTCATTGGCCATTTCTAAAATAAAATGTTTAGCATTAGACCGATATTGATAGATCCGTTGCTTGTCCTTATTCTTTTCGTTCCATTTCTTGTTAGCTTTGCGCCGTGCCTCACTTAATTCTGCCAT